GGTTATGTTGGTCAATGTTATAAGCACTAGCACCGATTGGTGATAGTCCATAAAAATCATCTAGTGGAGACCAAAGCTTAATCTGTTTTATTTGTCCACTACCTGTCTTTGGGTCTACAGGATAAGTATTTCTAACTATGCCATCGATAACATAGTCATAGCTTGTTGGTATTATTGATTCACTTGCCCTTGATTTGTATTCTGTCAGGTCTTAATAAATATAATTCTCTTGGTGGTGTAAATGATTCTGTGTCTCTTAGAATGTATGAGTTACCTGATATTAGTAAATAAGAATATAGTGATGCAAAGTATTCTACACCTGATTGCAATGGGTTGGGTCTATCTAGTAATGATATGAGTTCATGGTTTTCTAGTTTTGTATCACCACTATAGACACATATCTTTACTGCTGATGCAGAGTTAGAGATAAGCTGAACACATCTATGCACAATAGCATTTTCTTGGTAGCCATCCTTAGCATAGTCTTTATATCTTCTGTTGGTCTTAGATGAGTAAGCATCAAGTTTATTAAACATAACTTTAGGTGCTTCTTTTCTTTGTGTTGGTTTTTCTTCTGTCTTAAAAAATCTATCAAATAATCCCATGTTTAACTTATCCTAAAAATTGCTTTACCTGAGCTTTGCAGACTTGTTATAGCCCATACCAAAGCATCCACCCTGTCATCATGAGATTTTACATTATTTCCTGTGAATTGACACATCTGTTCTTCTAAATCCTTGAAATAGCCGACATGGTGTATTCTGTTTTGTTCGTACAATGCAGAGATTGGTTCTGCTCTAACTTGCTTTCCTCTCGTAGCACGAACACTTGTGTAAGGAACTGTGCTGTCTTGTGTTCGTAAAAGTCGTTCAATTAAATCTCCACCATTATTAACCTCTGCTACAATCCTATCACATTCGTAACGATTGTATAACTCTATTGCTTTTTTCACCCACACATCAGGAGAGGTTACTTGTGAAGCATCTTGTAAAATATAAAAGTGATTGTCCTTATCTCTACCTGCAACAATGATGCCTGTCTCATCTGATGTCTCTGTTGATGTTACAGCAGGGTCTACTGCTACAACGATTCTTTCTAGCTCAGGAGCTTCTCTTACTCTTGCATCTTCTATCAATCCTGAATTAAATAATGCTCCTTCTACATCTTCTAATATCTCTGCATACAGTTCTTGTCTTCCAATCCTTGTGCCTTCATATCGTTCTTTAAGCATAGCAACTGCTGATGGTGCTAGATTATCTATATTCTCAAATGTGTTTCCCTTGATGACTTCTGTATCACTTCTTGTTGCAAGTTCTTTGATTAGTCTTGTTGGTCTTGGTGTTGTTGTAATGATGCACTTAGGATTCTGTCCTAGTCTTAGTGCCATCATAAGGTTGTCAAATGATTCTCTGTATCTCCATGATGCAAGTTCATCACACCATGCTCTGTGAAACTGTACTCCACGAAGTCTGTCAGGTTCTATTGCAGGGAATCCGATTATCTTACTACCATTGTAAAATGTTATCTCATTATCTGACTTGTTGTATCCTGCACCACCAAGTAAATCTCTGTCGATGATATTCATGAACCCTGAATCACCTGAGAAGATAACTCTTTTTAAATCACCATAGGTTGGTGCAATAACACCACACATGACACCACGATTGATTAAGCAGTATTGAATAATGTCATAAGCACCTGTTAAGGTTTTACCCCAACCTCTACCTGCTAAGAATAAGTGTATGTTGTACTTGTCAGATTCATTGACAACTTGATTTTCTCTAGCTTTGTGCCGATACCACTCAGTTAATAGAATCGATGCTGTCTTTCTCTGATGGTCTAGTGTCTCGAATTTCTGTAATGAGCTTTCTAAATTTATCATCTTGTTCAGTAATGTTTTCCACTTCTACTATGTTAGTTTCTTTCCAACCTGCTTGTGTCTTCAAGAAAAACATCTGAGCAACTAAAGCATCTCTACCAATACCACATGCTGTTTGAAAAAGATTAGTAGCAATCTGTGCTATAGCTTTAGCTTTACCTGATTTAAGTTCTTCATGATAATACTTATACATGGTTGGTTTGCTTAAATTAACCACATATCCTATCTGCTCGTGTGTTAATCCAAGACCTGAAAGTCTCTCTATTGTATCTGCTGTCTCTTGATTCTTGTCTACTAGTTTTGGCATACACCTTTTTTATACAGTAAAAATAAAAAAAGAGCAATCATTTCTGACTGCTCTCTTTCTCTGTTGATTTGTTTTAGTCTAGTCTTGATTCTGCATATATGTCCAGACCATAGTTCTTACAGACATCAGCATATGCATGGACACCTGCTTCTTTGACCATAATGCATTGACCATTGTAATCAAGAATCTTGTAACTAGACATGCCTAAACATTTCTTATATTCATTCCATTTGAATCCAATTTCTTCAAACTTCTTGACTAGCTTTGAGTTTTTTCTAAGACCATACACATTGACCCATGCAAACCCTACTGAGAACTCAGGTTCTCCATCAGGGTATTTGTCAATCTCCTTGTGTGCTTGTTGCTCTGCTACTTTTTTTGCAAAGCTATGCATTTGATGAAGGTCTATCTTTTCGTATTTTTCCTTTATCTTTTGAAAGTATGCTTTTCTCTTTGCTTTTCTTTCTTCTATTTCTGTCTTTGTCATATTATGTTTCTCCTATATTTACTAGGGTTTCATTACCCTATATAAGTATTATTATATACTTTAAGTATAATGTAAAGCTTTTTACAATTATTTTTAGAAGGCAGAAATGTCCTCAAAACACTTGGTACTGTTGTTCCATCGGATAGTACACTCCCCAATATTGCCCTGTACATCTATCTCTCTTATCTTGCAAATCCTTACATTGGTACATTGATTCTCATAGTCTCTTGTAACAATAACCCCAACATCTGTCTTGTTATTCCAATGTGCTGACCCACTTACATCATAAAGGCTATTTACTGAGAATAATCCATCTGCACCTCTAATCTGCTTGGTAGGATGTGCCACAATAAATGTAAAGGTATGTGTCTCTCTGTTGAATCTTTTTATCTTAGATATCAGTAATGAGATATGTTCATCTTCTCTGATATTATTTCTCTCAGGATTAATCTCATTGTATGGGTCTAGTATCATGCCATCGATATCAAATTCCTTATGAACTAATCTTGCTCTTTCAAGTATCCAATCTATATCAGGACTATCTTCTTTCTTATCAATGAAAAGGAAATGCTCATGTATAAACTCTATAGCTTCCAATACTTCTGTTTCATCTGCTCTGTTGTGAAACATAATATCAAATGGTTTCTGACAATATTTCTCTACTAATCTTTTAAGATTTACAGCTAAAGAACTCTCAGGTGAGAATATAAGAAACTTAAAACCATGCTCTCTTGCAGTTCTCAATGCTATCTCTAATGTAAGACTAGACTTGCCTGAATTAGGTGTGCCTGTAAATAAATTAAAAGAAGGTTTTATTATCTTAAAATATTTATCAATCGAACTGAAACCACAATAATATCTTTTCTGTGATTTTCCTCTATATAAATCCCATATATCTTCTGTTAAATCTTTTGCTCTATATACCCCTTCAATCTTTTTCATCTCATCTCCTAAACCTATCCTGCTAAGAAGTTTTTATTCTTCTTAACCTTATTTAAAATATTGCTTTGCTTTATATTAGTATTGTGGGCAACTGTGTCACTACCGATTGCACTCTCTGTCACTAGTGTAGCATTGGCACTACCAAGAATATATCTATTACAATTATTCACTCTGCCTTTTATTTTACCAATCTTAATATATCCTCTTATTCGTAAGTCTTTTATATGTCTTTTAACACTTCTCTCTGAGCAATGACACAACTCTGCAATGTGTGTGATGCTTGGATAACAAGCATGTTCTTCATCAGCATAATTAGCCAACATAAGCAAAATAAGTTTGCTAATACTGTTCTTAGTATTTTGTTTGACTGCCCATGCCATTGATTGAAAAGACATTACTTTATTCCATAAAAATCATTAGCTGTTACTTTCTTCTCTGTCTGCTTATAAATCTTCATCATGTTCTCTTGTCTTGGTATCTTCTCTCCATAATAATACTTCGACATGGTAGGCAATGGTATCTTGCATTTATCAGCAAATTTAGATACTGATATCCCTTCTTTTTTAATGTATTGATTTAATATCATTGTTGCTCCTGTTGTTTACCCCAATGAGTATAAACTACTTTTCGTATAAAAAAAAGGTTTACATTGATATACTTTAGGTGTAATGTTGTTATCAACCAACAGGAGAAATATTATGAACAATGAATTTTATGATGGTCAGAAACATGGTTATAACAATGTTATTAAAAAAATAGATGACATTAAAAGTTTCTATGAACTCAAAGGTTATGGTACTGACACATTACTAACAATCAGAGAATATTGTAGAAATAGTATCACTATAGTTGATGCTTTGATTGGTAGACAATATAAAGAAGAATATAACAAACTTAAAAACAAAGGAGAAACAAATGGCAATAACAAAAATACAAGAAAAACAAAACAATGAGCTTAGATTAGTAAGTGCATTGGTTAAGTTCCAAGCACTAAAACTTAGAGCAAAGCAAAGTGGATTGAACTCATTTTATGGTTCAAAATATTCTACTCTCGAAGATGTTATAGATGTTGTTAATGAAGCTACACAATTTGGTTTATGCTTCTCTCAGCATGAAGTAAGTACAGATGGTAAAGAATATATAAGGACTGTTATCAGACATGAAAATGATACAGACACCTTAGATTCATGTACCCCTGTGCCATGTGCTAATACAAATGATGCACATAAGTTCGGGTCAGGACTGACCTATGCTAAACGATATGGTCTTCAAACCTTGTTTGGTATTCCATCGGAAGATGATGATGGCAATGGTTCAGGTAGTGGTAAAAATAATACCAACCCAACACCACCACAAGTAAATGAACAAGTAAAAAATAACATAATGTAGGAGAAAATAATGGATGCAGATAACATAATGGAACAAGCAAAAGCAATAGATGAGAGAGTAGAGAATGGCTCTTATGGTCAAACAGATATAATCAATGGCACTCTCAATGACCCATACGATAATAGTTCTGATAGGATTGTTAAGGTAGGGAAGATTGATGATGGTACTATTGAAAAGTATAAAGACAAGTCAGGTAAGGAGCATACCAAAGAAGGCACTAACATCATTGTTGTAGAAAAAACAGGTGCGACAGGAAACAAATATCATCGTATGTTTGTTGAAGTTGGTTTTCTAACTCCTGCAAAAGCAGGTAAGAAATACCACATGTCAGGAGCTATGAAAGTAAACTACAAGTATGACCATCAGGTTTATGCTACACAAAAAGAAGGAACATCAGAAAAGACAGGTGGACAATATAAGTTCATTAGCTTGGCTCTGATGGAAAATAATGATATAAAGAAAACAGAAGGGAATGATACTCCTTTCTAGTTTTTCATATTTCGCTCATTTGAAACGAGGTCATAATCGTTTCTCCTCTGTAGGTAGACTGTTAGTACCCCTTCGGTCTACCTACTCTCAAACAACTCGGAGATTAGAATGGATAGAACATTAGGAATAGGTGGGAGTGATGCTAAGAGAATCATTGAAGGTGATTGGCACACTCTGTGGCTCGAAAAAACAAAAAGAGTAGAGCCTGTAGATTTATCAGATGTATTGCCTGTGCAAATGGGTATTACTACAGAAAAACTTAATATTGATTGGCTAGAAAAAGCATTAGTCAATGAAGGTTATAAAGATACTGAAATCGAAAGAGATGTAACATTAGAACAAAAAGACTTTATGATGTCTCACTTAGATGGACACATTGTTAAGCCTAACATCATTGTAGAAGCTAAACACACTTATGCAATGAACACATTGGAAAATGTAGCTCAATTTTATTATTGTCAGTTGCAACATTACATGATGCACTCAGGTGCTAATGAAACTTATTTATCAGTATTTTTTGGCAACAATGAGCATAAGTGGTCATCGATAGAATCTGACCCTGAGTTTCATCAAACACTTTACAAAGCTGAGATGGCATTTTGGAAATTCGTTGAAGAAGATAAAGAGCCTACAGAATTTATACAACCGATAGAACAACCCAAAGAAATTAAATTAGATGGCATGAGAACTTTAGATATGAAAGACAATAAAGAAATGAATATCTTGATTGATTCGTTAAAAGAAGTTAAACCTTATGTAACGATGCAAAAACAAATTGTAAACGATATCAAATCTTTAGTTCCACACGATTGCAGGAAAGCATTCGGTAATGGCATTACATTATCAAGAAGTAAGAAAGGAACACTAACACTTAGAGAAAATGCTAGTGAGTAGTTACTCTCCAATCCCTAATAGATTTTTTAAGGAGAACTGCCAACCTGATTATGATACTAACCCTATCTATGGTTTGGTTCATAGAGCAGTAGACTTACAAGTACATAAAGATTTTTTAAGAGAAATTGCTGTAAAAAAAATACCTGTCATAGCAAAAGTTAATTCAGGTAAAGAAGGTATAAGAGAAGTTAATGCTTGGAGAATACCTATCGAATCAGGTATCGGCAATGTCTTAAATTACATAATTTTAGATTTGAATGAAATTTATAATTACAGAATATCCTGTATACAAGACATTCAATATTTAGAATATCAAGTTGGAGATTATTATAATTGGCATACTGATATTTCTGATGGACTAAGTTCATTAAGAAAGATAAGTATATCATTTGTTTTAAACGATGACTTTGAAGGTGGAGAGTTGGAGTTTTTTCATGGTGGTGAAAAAATAATTATTAATACAAAAATAGATTCATTGATTGCATTCACGAGCTTTATAAATCATCGAGTTAGGAAAGTAACTAAAGGTATTCGTAAAGCATTAGTGGTGTGGGTCAATGGTGAATCATGGAGATGAAACTTATGAATGAAGAAGTAAAGAAGTGGACAATATCAGCACGAGAAGTTTTGCTTAGAATGACAGAGACAAGAGATAAATTATCTAAAGACCTGAAACATAATCAGGATTTGTGGAATGATTTGCTACACGACAAAGAATGGAATCAGGAGAAACTTGAACTTAGTTGTCAATATATTAAGGCTATAAATAGCCTAATTGATACAGTAAACAAGATAAATAACATCAAATTAGCTCCTGAAGAAGAAAAAAGTAAAAAATAATTCTTTTTGGGTATTGCTTTTTAGTTCAATTAGTATATACTTTAGGTATAAGTTAATTAAAACTTATACAGAAAAGGAGAAAAATTATGACAACAATAAATACAGATAAACTTTTAGACAGACTTGAACTTAAAGGTGAAGACTATACAGATTCACAAGAAGGACATTGGTGCTTATATTCATTTGGTACTGCAAGACCTTTTGATGCTTACCCAAATGAAACCTTTCCTGATGATGTCTATAAAAGATTCACTAAAAAATATAGACTACCTGAAGGTTGGTTGGAACATCTGACTAATGAAGGTTTGCTTGACAGCTATTGTGTTGATGATGGAACACTACATCTTAACTTCACAAGCAAATGCAGATTAGGTGGTGTTACAGAATAAAAATAATTAATCGTGGGAATTAGTTTTGTGATAGAATTGATTCCCACACAAAATCAAATAAGGAGAAATAAAATGATAGACAATGTGAAAATAATAAATTACTTACAAGATAGAATCCAAGCTTACAAATCAGGTGGTTCTAAAATTACAGCTAAAGACCATGAATCAGATATCAACACTCTGAATTGGTACAAGCAACACTTAGGTAAAACGAATTCTGAGCAATGGGTTGCTTAGAATAAACACGAGATGTTAATACAGATGGGTTGTGACATTCCCATCTGTTAAGCATGAACTAGAATGACAGACAACATAAATCCAAAGCATTACAAACAAGGTAAGATTGAAGTTATAGATTTTATCTTAGACCAAAAGATGGGTTATCTTGAATCCAATATATTGAAATACATTTGCAGATACAAACTTAAAAATGGTTTAGAAGATTTAAAGAAAGCACAATGGTATTTAAATAAATTAATAGAAGTGGAGACTGATAATGGGCTATCAGATAATTGAAATAACTAATGAACCAACAGGTGCAGTAGCATCTAAATATGAAGGGTTTTTTGGTGGTAAATATAAAACTAAAAAAGAAGCAAACAAAGTATGCGATTTATTGAATTGGGCTACAATCGAGAGATTACATTATATAGTTGAGAGGGATACAAAAATTGAAACATAATTCAGATTTTAGATATGACCTAGATACAGGAATACTAGGTGAGACAGAATATGGAATGGTTCTTAAAGACTTAATAGATGGCAAACATGAAATTAAATCCGAGCAAGACACTTGGAAAGAGACAGGCAATATGTTTGTTGAATATAAATCTCGTGGTAAAGATAGTGGCATAACAACAACACAAGCTGACCATTGGGTCGTATCGTTTTATAAAGGTAAAAAACTTTGCTTCACATTATCAGTACCAATCGAGAACATGAAAAAGATTGCAAGAAAGTATTACAACATGGGAAGGAAAACAGAAGGTGGAGATGAGAATACATCTCGTGGAGTATTAGTTCCCATAAGTTCGATTTTATATTTCAACTACTAAGGAGCAAACATGAAAGATAAAATAATAGAGATATATGATGACAATAAAGACCTAATTAAGTCTGTGGTATTTATTTCAATAATAGCTATATTTTGGGATATTGTGCTATAATTAATTATATTTCTCCGAATATGAGGAGCTAGAATACCCCATTTTAGCTCCTTTTTAATGTCTAGGGTACTTTGGTATCACCTAAAAATTAAAGTCGATTACAGGGCTTCTGTGCAGGAAAAAGAGATTCCATACAAAGATACCTTGTTAGCATTCCATCCTAAATCGTTAGAATCCATTCTCATGACTGCTTTTGTATTTGAGTAGGTTACAACAGCATCATCTTGTAATGCAGTTTTAAGTGGTGGCTCAATTTGTAAAGTAGCATTGCCTGAAGCATCTGCTGTAACATCAGCTACTATCATGTGTAGTTTTGCAGATGAGCTAGAACCAAATTGTACATAATCACCTTTTTTAAATTCAAGCTGATTGTTTGTACAACCATCTACAGTAATATCATAAGCTCCTATTGAATGAGAACCTTTAATTGCAATCGAAGTTGAAGCATTTCCTTGTATTGTTTTACCATCAGGGTCTCCTAATAAAAATGTTCCAAACCTTCCATTGAGTTGCATAAAAAATGATTGCCATGCTCCTGCATCGGCTCTGTTCATTGGTGGTAATGTAACTGTTGTCTGCCAAACCGAGCCTGTGTACTTAGCTACTTGTTGTGCATAAGTAAAAGGTGACTGACTAACTGCAACAGTTCTAATAATTCTCCACTCACTTGTAACAAAGTTACTTGGTGAATTAGGAATGTCTAATGGATATACTGCTTCTGCCATAATTATGCTCCGAATGTCCTAGCAAATGCACCACCACGACTGCGAGTTTCTGCAACTGCATTTATTGTTTCTTCTTTTATAGCAGGTAATAAATTCATTACTTCGGCACGAACAGTCGGTACAACACCTGTAGAGAAGCTGATACTTTGATTTACTGTGACATTATTTCCTAAATCTTGATTTGCAACAACATTACCTGCTGTTCTTGGCACAAACATTTCTGCACCTCTTTCACCAACCATGTATGGTTTGTTCGGTGGAGTATAACCACCATTTGCAAATCCAAGCATTGATGTAGCACCACCTACAATAGCAGAACCGACACCACTTAAAAATCCTGATGTGATGCCACCTTTTTGCTCTGCTTGAAATTCTTTTAATGAAGCAGTCAAACTTTCAATAAGTGGTTGCATGACCAATATCTGAAATATTGTACTAGCAATTTGTGATGCAACATCTTTGAACACACTTTTCATTGCATCTTTGAAGTTCTCACCTTTAACAACTGCATCACCAAAAGCATCTGATATAGATTTCCCTGCATCTTCAAAAGTTTCATTTAATTCTTCTACAATCTCTTTCAGTTGTGCTTGTGTGACAATAACTGTTTTTGCTACTTCGTTTTGTTCTTTTTGAACGAGATTAAATTGTTCTACTAATTTTTGTCTTCTTTGTTCAGCAAGGAAAAGTTCTCCAATGTTATCTGCTGTTTTAGTAATTACTTTTTCTGTTTCACCAAACCTTTCTTTCATTATTTTCATTGCATCGTTGTATTCTTTTACGAATAAAATTACTGCACCAAGTGCTAAAAATTGTGGTGAATTTAGTATTTTAAATAGTAATGAACCTGCAAGGAATAATCCTAATGCTGTAGTAACATCTTTTATCGTTTCAAAATTTTCTACAATTCCTCTTGTTAGATTAGCCAAAGATTTCCCAACATCCTCTCCAAATTTTTCTATCTGCTCTTGGCTATCTTGCAAAGCATTATTTGCATCGTTTAGTTGGCTCTTTAATTCTTCGTTAAATTCTGATGCTACTGCTTTTCTAAATACTAAAAGCTTATCTTGTAGCATTGATAATGTACCTGTTAAGGTTTTTGCTAGTTCTGCTGTTGCATTACCAAACTTACCACCTCTACCAAATACTCTTTCAAATGCTTTTTCTGTCTCAGCTAACGATACCTCTGCACCTGCTGAGAAACCAAGCATGGCTTTGACACCTCGTTCTCTAAATAAATCAGCTGAGCTGATTCCTGAGCTGAGCGACCTTTGAATCTGTTCAGCAGTTGTTTTGAAGTCAAGACCTGTTACTGATGCAACATTACCTGTAAGTTCTAAATTTTTTGCTAATTCTTGTGCATCTTCAGATACGATTGCTAGGTTTGCTGATGCACTTTGTATTTCTTCTAGTTGGAATGGTACACGACCTGCAAAATCTAAAAGAACTTTAAATGCTTTTGCACCTTCTTCAGCACTACCAAATAGAGCATTTAATCGAACTGTTAAATCTTCTATTTGCCTTCCGACATCTATAACTTTTTTTAATTGAATGCCACCAAATGCTGTAGCAAATAAACCACCAAATGTTAGTACCTTACCACCAACATTATCTAGGGTTTTACCAAACTTTTGAAATCCTGAAGACATCTTGCTAGATGATTTCTTGACTTCGTTGTTTGCTTTATTCAGACCTCGTTTCAAGTCGCTGAGGTCAGCTTCAATACGTACTAATAATTTATCTAATTCCATATCTAATAATCAGGATATCTTTCCATTAATTTATCTAAATCAGATTTGTCCATAGGCTCTGATTTGTTACCATTATATTCTTTGAAGCCATTAATAGCTAGACTGATTTCTTTAATTGACATATCCCACACCTGATTAGGTGGTAGGTGCATCATGCCTATGAGTATTTCGAGCCACCTTTCTACAGGTAGCTCATAATCATCTTTTAAGGATTGCTTTTTTTTTCTGTATTATTAGGCTCTACATTGAGTGCTAATGTAAGTAGCTCACCTGTCAATTTTATTGATTCTACTAAACCAACTTCAGATACAAGACCTTTGATATCGTTTTCATTGACATCATTGCCACCTGCCCTGATTGATAATGTAAGAATGTTAATAATCTCTAAAAGAGTAATATCTGCTGTGGTAAGTTTGTTACCAACTTTGAGAATAGAGCATCCAAGTGCTTCTTCTATTCTCATTATTGTATCTAAAGACATACGAGCCTTGTATGTCTTGTCTTTAAAATTAAGTATCTTTTCTGCTTTTATCGGATTTGTAGACATCATTCTTCTCCTTTTTAACTGTCATCAATATGGTTTCATCTCTACCACCAACATTTGTGGCACTAGAGATTGACCATTTATCATTACCTATTTTAATAACACCTAAGTCATCCCAATTCTCGAAGAATGGCAGTTCAACTTCTGATTGGTCAGAACCTAGATTAACTTTTGCATCGACCTTTTTCTTATCAAGTGTTACTTCTTTTTCTATCCACATATTAAACTGTTGCTATAGTTATTGTTCCTGCTGATTCAAATGTCATTGAATACTGTACTGAATCATTATATGTACCACTATACTCAATAGATGTTACTTGGAAAGCTCCTGTAAATGTATTGTAATCGGGTACAAGAAATTGATAGTTCTTATTTGTACTAGCATCAAAGTTAGTTAATATTGTTTGTTCTGAAGCTGAATCTGTAAAGACACCACTTCCTGAAATTGTAAATGATTTGACCCCACCTTGTGCAAGTAATGTTCTTACTCTTGATGAATCTTTATTTGTTACATCAACTATTTCTTGGTTGATGCTTATCGATGTGTCTCGAAGACCTGCTACTGTTGTAAAAGTCTCAGGAGACCCTGCATTCCCTGCTTTAACAAGTAATGCACTTCCTTTTTGTACTGCCATTTTATTACCTCTTAATTATCGTAAATTGTAAAATTAATATTAATTATACCATGTCTAGTGATTCCATCAGCTTCTACTATTGTAGTTGAGCTGTTGACATAACTCATAACTGAATCTGCACCTGACACAGAAATTGTAGTATTATTTACTAGGTTATACAACCTCTCCATAATCTCTTTTATTTCTTTTTGACCTCTATATTGAGACCAAACATCTATATCTACATTATATAAATTACCATCTAATGATTTAGTTCCGATATCTGTAGTTATTTCTGTGCCAATGAGAACATAAGGATATGCTGTATCTTGTGGAGCTACAGAATCAAATATCTTGTTATTACCGACTAATCCATCTAGTGTACTATCACCTGATAACAAAGAATATATTGCTGATTGTAAATCGAATGAATGATATCCCATCAGCTTACCTTAATATCCTTAGCCATCTTTCTTGAAAATGCTTTTGCTTGTTTATATGCTTTGGATTCTTTACCCATGAATGCTCTGTCCATGTAAAGTTCTAACATCTGAGAATATTCAACATTAGTAAATACTTTACCTACAGGTTTTATGCTTGGTGATGATGGTTTAATTTGAATACTATTTACCAATCTTCCTGTATCTATTGCAGGTGGATTCCCTGCTGATGAAGCTGTATGAGTTTTACCACCTCGTTCATAAGTATTACCTGTCTTTGGTGTGTTTCTCATTCCCAACTGAATATCCCTTTTGAAAGTATTAAGAACACGATTAACATGCCTTGAAGCATTGACTTGTAATCATTGTTCTGCTTCTTTCGTTGCTTTTGGCAATCGTATTACTTGATCTTACAGATATCATGTAGCTACTCCTTCAGTTGCTAATATTTCTTGGAACTTATTTCTGCCTTCATCTATGTCTTTGACATGAGTTATGTTAAATGTTTTTGAGTTGTAAGATATTCTGTTCTTATCTGTGACTGATGAATTGTATCTGATAGTAAATTTATAACTTGCTGTACCTCTTAGTTGGTCTCCAAAGATTCCTTCTCCACCACTAAGATTTTCAGCTCTTGCCCAAACAGTAGATAGTGTTGAAAAGCTAGATGACTGTCCACCACCTGCATCTGTTGAGCCACCAAGTGTTTGAATGACAATCCTATTTCTCATCTCTCCTATAAGAGACATTAGACCATACCACCATAATGAGCTGTGCCACGATATGGATTAGTTCCAAATTGTCTAACAATGTATGGTTGTAGTAATTGTGTTGCTTGATAAGGAGCTGATAATCTTTCTGTGCCATCACCTCTGTGTTCAAATAACCATGCTGTATAAATAAGACAAGCATGTTTGATATCCTGTGGTACATCATTTTGATTGCCATATCCTGCTACATAAGTAATCTCTAGTGCATTCGCAACTCTCAAACCTGTTGGATAACTTTCACCATTTCTTAAAACAAATCGTGCAGGAATACCTGCTTTATCTAAATAATATTTACTTGATGCAAAAGTGCTTTCTGTATCTGCATCATCAAAAGATTTAACATGTGTGATAGATGCTACAGGTGATTGTGGTAACAAAATACTTCTTCTTGTTATGTCTTGGTCTATACCAACATAGTTACCTTCTCTGACAGGTATGTCTGTATCGTAAACAGAATCAATAGACATCTTCAATGTCTGTGTCGTTAAACTTCTATTGGTATATCTTTTAGCCCAATTATGAGATGCAATAACAAGATTACCTATGACTGTATCATCATCACTACCATCTACTCTTAACCAATTCTTGACCTCTGCTGAAGTGATTGCATATGCTGTTTCTGCTGTTACTACTGATAATCCTGCCATTGTGTCCTCAACTGTATAATTTGGTTACTATGATATATGATACTATGATTACGAACAATAACTCAATTATTGATAGTTCAGGTCTAAGCCATTTAGTTCTTATCTTAGAAGCTAATGACATAATCATCATCAATGTGATGAGAACCAATATTATTAGGATGCCTGTCATCTCAATAATGGATTGCTTTCTTTAGCCCTCATGCTTTCTATCTTTGTTTTCAGCACAGCTACTTCACTTTTTAAGTTAGCTACATCCTGTTCTATAACTGTTGTATCAACACTTGACCTTCCTTCAACTGCTGAAAGTCTTGTCAAAACTTCACCTACTTGAACGAATAGCGTTCCGAAGGTAAATATTATTGCAACTATGCCACTTATTATCTTGATATCCAATCTTGTCTGTCCTCGTATGTTCTATCATTATAAATATTTCTAACATCAACATAAGTTTGACTAAAATAGCTGTCAATGTTTCTGTCCATTATAACAGGTTGCTTAAATATCTCAGCATTGACTTGTGAGTAACTATCAATCTTATTGTTATTTTTAGACATCACTTTAGCAACAATCAAAGATACAGCTTTGAGCTGACCTTCTGTTGTCTTTATTTTCTCAGCAACTTTGACAGATATGTCAGCTATATCTATATTTAATTGGGTTTCAGAACTCCCACTATTGTCTTCTGCGACTTCGGTTTGCTCGACAACATCTCCTGAATCTTGATTAGTTTCTGTATCTGTTTCTGTTTCTTCGATTTCTTCTGTGTTGTTTTCTGCGACTTCTTCGCTAACGACTTCATTTGATTCTGCTGTTTCTGTCTCAATTTCTCCTTCTCCTGTTCCGACATTTTCCGAAACGATTTCTTCTTCTGTAGCATTAACTTCCTCAACTGTTGCTTGTTCCTCTACAGGTGCTTCAACAATCTCCTCAAAAACTTCTTCAGCGACCTGAACACTTTCCTCTACTATTTCTTCGCTAATTTGTGATTCTATCATAACAGGTTCTTCTAAAAACTCAGGAGCTAAGACTATAGTTTCTTCTATAAATTCTTCTTCAGCAGAGAACTCTATAATCTCAATAATCTCAGGTAGCTCAGTAATTAATTCTTCAAATACTAATTTTTCAATAACTAAATTTTCTATTTCTTCAGGAATAAATTCTTCTGTAAGCTCAATCATTTCTTCTAATTCTGTAAATGTAGTGGCTATCTGTTGGGTTTGTATAGCTGATAAAACTGTATCATCGTAAGTCATAGTCACAGAAACATTGTCTATGTTTGCACCACCTAAGTAAGCAGGAGCATTTGCATCTGTGCCACTAATTTTTATGTCTCCAATGTTACTACCTGTTCCTGTATAACTGACTGAATTAGTAAAGTATTCCCCATTTATATCTGTGGTATTTGTTCTTGTCTGTGTGACTGAGTTAAGAATATTAGAGTTAGCATCTTTTATTTGTAGTCGTATTGTAAAAGAATCAGCACCACCTTTATTGTAAGCCCAACCACCTTCACCACCTTCACCATTTTGTACTTGGACATTAGAGTTTAAAGTTATGCCATTATCAAGCATTGTTTGGGTAATATCATCGTTTGAAAGGGAAAACGATTGCTCAATACTGCCACTATCTCCAAACTCTAAGTCGTAAGTAGAACCACAACAATCATTGATAACTTGTACATCACCTGATGTAGTCCACCCATTAGAATTACCTTGTTCGAATGTACTATTATTAATTAAATTATCTGTAACTCTGACTTCAGATAATCCAATTATTGGAATAAATAGTAAGGTACAAACATACCACCCTAGTCGTTTGCAACCGATTTTAGGGCATTTAAGCTCGTTGTTATTTCGGATTATTGCCATTATTAGTCAAAGATTCCTTATATCTACGATATTGCTCTACTTTATCATCTGTAGGTTTTCTTCTTTCAAAAATAATCTTCATAGCTTCTTCACCAATGACAGACCTTCCATCTTCTGTAAGCACAGGACAAGGTGTCGAACTGCGATACATTGCATCAAATACTAAAGGGTCATCACACATAATACTTATACTAGCTACCTTCATACCAAGTGCATTTAACATTTTTGCTTTCTTTAATCTCTCACATGCTTCATCTGTCTTAACATATCCACCACCTGAGAAAGATACTCCCATGACTGTGATGCCACCTGAGATTACAAGAGAACATGAATCTTGGGAATACACAGACATTGCAGGAGCATGAGCTGAGTTCACAGCAGTTTCAGTATTATTATTATTGTTAGTTGTAGAATTAGAAGTAGTATTAGATGAAGAACCCGACTGATAAGTAGTTGTAGATTCTTGTGAGTAGCCACCACTTATGGATGTTTGAGACCCACTTGTCGATGTCTGATTGATATTGTTAGCACCATTGTTAGTAGCATCAGCTAATGCTAACGAGCTAAATAGTAAGAGTGCGAGTAACCTTTTCATCTGCGAACAAGAGAACCCCCAAAATATAATCCAACGATTGATGATACAACATGAGTATCTAGTGGTGTTATAACTAATGCACCTGTCATTGGTTTCCATTGTGTTATATCTGTGCTTGATGCAAATATCCACCAACCTTGCATGACTTGTTCTGTGTAACCAACATAGATTGTAAGTTCAGGATTTATGAATGGTGCTAGTTTAGGAACAACTAATATTGCAACAACTGCAATCAATGCAATCCATCTTCTCGTATTTTTCGTGAATGGGTCATCGACTGCTCTAGCTTTGTCGAACTGTTGTGATTGAAACTTTGCTCTTTGCATCAACATTTTTTGTTCTTCTGCTTTGTCTTTCGACTTCTGAGCCATGATGGAAAGAACTCCACCTAAGACTGTTGATACGAGCATTGAGATTAGTTCAATAGGAAACATGCTATTTCCACATGTTGTAGATTATTGCAAGGATACCACCTACCCATGCTAAAAATCCGATTACCCCTTTGCTCTTGTTTATTACTGATGTTAAATCATCAACCTTAGATTCTACTTTATCCATACGATTGCTTAGTGCATCTATCTTTTCTGCGAGTTGTTCTAAAGTCATTTTCATTTTTTTATTTTACAGATACTCGGTAGTCCTAACATAGCCCTGCCATCATATATATTGTTCTCTGCATATTTTCCATTTGTTCTATTATAGTGTAAGAACACCTGAGCACACAAGTCTCCATTGAATGGTTCTCTCCAATGTTCAAAGTCGCAACCTGAGTAAATTAACATATCTCCTATGTTTAAGTCTACTCTCTCACCATCCATATATATATCCCATTGGTTTCCACCTAAATGTAGTGTTCCAGATATCTCACAGCTTGGTCTGTCCTTGTGTTTTTTTAATTCAGAACCTCTCTCGTATACTCTAGTGTAAGCATATGTTGGTAGTAAATCTAAATTAATATTTTTTTTTATTATTGGCAATGTTTTCATAAGGAGTGTTTCCATGACACCATTGCCATACTCTGAGTATACATTGGGTACTTGTTTATCTGCCCATGTACCATAATGTGTATCACTATTTATAATTTTATTGGTATACATATAATGAGCACAATCTCTCCTCATCAATAGATAGTTGAAGATAAAGTTTGCTAAGTCATATGATATGGCATTTCTTATAACTTGATATTTATCATCTTCAAACATACATTCCTTTTTGTAGAAAATTAAATGATATAGATATTCTTAATTCATTAGATTCATTAGCATCTACACAATGTGTAACCCATGATGGAAACATAATTAATCTACCTGCTATAGGTTCATAAGCTGTCTCCCTGTGTAATCTATCAGGTGGTACTCCCTCTTTCATTCTAGGTCTGACCATAGAAGCTGATGTTCTTGGGTCATCTATTCTTAGGTTGCCACAGTCTTGTGGTGTTTTAACATAATAAACACCTGACCATAAAGAGTTGGGATGTATATGCCCTCTGTTCATACCACCTTTAGGATTAACATTAGCCCACATGCTACCTAAGAATGGTTCACTATCTAAATGTTCTTGTTCATAAATTATATGTTGTGCTTCATACAATCCATCTACTATTTTTTTATACTCAGGTCTTGTGTGCATGTTTGTATCAGAATGCCAACCATTTACATTTGTTCTAGAAATACCTTTATCTTGATTGACCCACTCCAAAATATCTCTTTCTAATTGCTCGTTCAATGAAGGGTCATTGTGGTCAAATGTATAAATAGGAGTAGGAAAATGTAAGTCTCTATTCATCGAAAGGGTGCACCCCCAAACCAAACGACTAAAGATTTTCTTACACCTCTAGTGACAGGCAACACCCTATGATTTAGGAAAGATGCAAAGAATATAGCTTGTCCTTGTTTGATATGTACTTTTTTGTTTGGTTCAATTAATTCTAGTTCACCACCCTCAAACTCACTTTCATGGTTCAACAATAAAGACATTGATATCTTTCTTACAGGTGGTTCTTTCTCACAGCTTACAGCTGAATCCATGTGCCAGTTATAATAACCACCATCAGAATATTCTGTATACTGTGCTTGTTCTGTTAGTTGCATACCATCAAAACCGAAATGATTAAGATTAGTTTTGTGCATAACAGTCTCTAGTTGTCTATACATTGGCTCTAACATACCGAATGGAATCCAAGATACATGGCTTAGTCTTGTTTTATCATCTCTTACATTGTCAGATAATCCTACTGTTCCTGTTGTTTTTGGTTGAGACCGACCTGTTTCTATTATCTTATTACATTGCTCAGGAGTGAACACAGGAGTTGTAGTTTCTACCACATAAGATTTCCAACGAGGTTCAGTTATAGAACGAGGTTGATTGTAGTATCTATATTTATCATTCATCTAATTTATTTTGTTTATTTTCTAATTCACCCGATTTTTTTATTCTTTGTAGTGATTTTAACTGACCTAGTACATTAAATTTATCTGCATCCGATGAGTGTTCTGTTAAGTGTTGAGCTTTATCTGCATACTGTCTTCCATAAGATTCTAACTGATGTTCATTAACATCTTGTGTATCGAATGTGCCATCATCATATTCTGATTTCAACTTAGACCACATTTTTAACTCTCTTACTCTATGATATGCAGTCTTTTCCATAGATGCTTTTTTATATCTGCATTCATCTAATTCTATTTCGAGAATAGCTAGTTCATGTTTGTCTGTTTCTGTTTGTAATTGGTCTTCTATTTTATTTATTTGTGCTTGATTTCTTCTGTGGTCAAAAGATAATGCCATAAGATTATCTAAATAACTTGCCTGTTCTCTTACACATTGCCAATACTTAGATGCGTTTGTTGGACAACGATTATCTTGTAATACAGAAAACCTAGCTTCTGTTTCTGTACGAAACATTTGTTTCTTTATCCAAGTATCTTTTAACTCAGATGTCATTGACTGAAATGCTTTTAAATCTTCTGTATCTAAAAGACTATTAAGACTTTCACTTTCTTTTTCTATAAGTTCTGTTAAGTTTTCTTTGCTCATTCTATTTTTATCCTATGTTGTTTGTACTGTTTTCACTCCACTTACAGGAGACCATTCTTCAGTTCTTCCCTCAGAAAAAGCATCACCGAATGCTAATGCTAATGATTTTGTTCCTGCACTAGCACCTTGAGTAAATAGTTCATTTAAATCATTTACTTCTGACCAACTCGAACCATTCCATTCTTCGCATTGAGTTGTTGGTGACATTGGTGAGCCACCTATAGCCAACCCTGATGAGTTAGATTCACCTGCTCCTTGTAACTCTTTTCTTCCAGAGTTCAAATCCCCAACTTCACTCCATGCAGAACCATTCCAAGATTCATTTAAAGTAGAACCTGATGTAGGATTAGCTCCACCAAAATACAAAGCAGATGATTGTACACCACAACACCCTGCTGAATATCTTGAACTATTTGTGTCTGCGACTTCTGACCAAGATGTACCATCCCATGATTCGGTGTTGTTAAATCCACCATCATCTCCAAATACTAGACCTGCTGACTGTAGACCTACACCTATTGAAAAGTTTCTTGCTAAGTTTAAATCATTCACCTCAGACCAATTTGTACCATTCCAAGATTCAGTAGCAGTAGTTCCTGTTGGTGGACCAAAACCACCACAACCTATACTCGCACTTTGTGTTCCGAATCCTGCCATTAAATATCTTCCTACATTAATATCGTTTACTTCTGTCCATGAACTTCCATTGTACAATTCTGTATTTGTACTAGATACACCTGCACATGCTAATGCTGATGACTGTGTTCCTGTACCAATCAATAATCTTCTACCTGTGTTTAAATTGCCACCTGTTGCCCAAGTGTTTGCACCATCAGGTGCTTTATATCTAACAACATCATCTGTTGTATTATACCAAACCTGTCCTATTAAAGGGTTATCAGGGTTTGATGCTTTAATTTCTATTTCTTGACCAACTATACCTTTATAATTTGCCATGCAAAATTACTCCTCTAATGTTACATCTGTTGGTCTTGGTCCTAGTCTTTGATTTTTTTCATCTGATGTTTCATCTGTTACGTTGTCATTATCCCATGCTGTTTTCCATGAGTTTACTTCTGTATTTACTAATGCCTGTGCCTCTGAGTGTGTTTTTACAGTACCTAATACTTTATTAATCCATAGGTTTGCATCTTTGTTATTGGTAGGTAATCCCCACACATTTGCAGGATATCCAGTAAAAGTTATTTTACGAGATTCATCATGTTCAATAAAACCTTTACCCCAATTCTCTGCTACACAATATCTATAATTTGCCATCTTATCCTCACGTTGTTGATATAGTTTCTACACCATCTGATTTAGTCCATTCTTCTGTACTCGCTATATTTGGGACGCCTGGACCTGCATTTCCACTTGCTAACAAACCTAAATCACCTGTACCTGAGCCACCATTAGTAAAGTATCGACCCTGAGCAAGATTATTTACTTCTGCCCAACTTGAGCCATTCCATTCTTCAACATTAGCCCAAACAGATGGAGATGGACTATAACTACCACATGCAACTGCTGATGGAGTAGCACCGAAACCACCACAATATACTTTCATTACATTTAGGTCTGCTGTTTCTGTCCAAGAACTTCCATTCCATGTTTCGGTATTAGTAACACCTGTTGGTACACTAGGCATAACACCACCACCAAAACATATAGATTCAGTATTAGAAGTACCACAACCTGCACCTTGTTCTCTTGCTGTATTTAAGTCAGAAACCTCTGACCAAGATGTGCCATTCCACGATTCTGTATTTCCTATTGTCGTATTACTCGGACCACCCTCACCACCAAATGCTAATGCTGATGATTGCACTCCACCTGACATATGGTCATGTCTTGCTGTGTTCAGGTTATTTACCTCTGTCCAACTTGAGCCATTCCATGTTTGTGTGTCACCTGTTTCAGGCTCACCACCAAAAACAAGACCTGCACTAGAAGTTCCTGCACCTCTTAATCTATCTTTTACAGCAGGTAAATCTGTGGTCTCTGACCATGAGCTACCATTGTAGCTTTCAACAAAAGCTGTTCTTCCAGGTCCAGGAGCAAATCTGCCACCTGCATATAAAGATGCAGATTGAGTTCCAAAAGATGCACCTGTTCTTCTACCCGAGTTTAGATTACCACCTGTAGCCCATGTTCCTGCTCCTAATGGTGCTTTGTATTTTAATAAGTTGGTGCTTGTGTTATACCATACTTGTCCTGTTATAGGATTGCTAGGGTCTGATGATACTGCCTGTACCTTTAAACCATGTTTATCTTTATAAGTAGTCATTATTTATTCTTTATTAACCAACCTTTAGTATCATCTACAAATACTAAAGTGTTACCTGCTCCTTCGACTGATATGGTCAAATCACTCGTTGCACCTTCAATAGGTTTACCATTTCTTCCTATAGTCAAATTATTTGTATCGAATGTACTTGCATAATCTTTAAATGAAACCTCATCTCCAATAGAGGGCGAACTAGGTAAAGTCAATGTCCATGCACTACTTGATGTATCTGCAAACACACCCTCACCTGCTGAAGCAGTATAGTTTCCTGTTTTTACTGCTTGCCATGATGTGCCACCACCCCCACCGATTGCTCCCCATTCTGACCCATTATAGCCCTCGAATTGAGTAAGTGTAGAATTGAATCTAAACATACCTGTAGCAGGGCTACCATCTCTTTGAGCAGTCGTACCAACTGCAATATTAGAACTACCTGTATTAGAGGTTTTTAAGGTTACAGCTGTTAATGATGCACCACTACCTGCAAAAAGAGTGGCATTGCATGTGCCTGAACATGTAACAGTTCCACCATCTGTGATGGTGATTGCATCATCACCATCTGTAAATTCTATGAGTGCTGTTCTAATTGAATCTGATTTGAAATATTCTACTGTGTCATTTGATTGGTCTAGTTCTGCTATTGTAATATAAGCATCATTATCTTCGTTTCTAATTTGTAGTACATTTGTAGAAGTGTTGTAAAAAAATTGGTTCGCAAAGGTTGTAGAGGGTGCAGAACTTCCTGATTGATTCGACCCTAATGCTTTTAATGCTAGATTTAAGTCACTCCTAGTATTAGGAAATGTTTGATTTGCAATATCTAAATCGTGTTGTGACAAGTTTAACTCCTTTTAAATTGGTTTAAGTATATCATTAAATTATGCAGATTCCACATATCCATAGCCTTTTGCTACATAGTCAAAACTTCTATCTACTACACTACCACTTGAATTTTTGAATTTTATGGTAAATCCTGTTGCAGATTTACTTGTAAGTTCGTAAAAATCACCTGTTGCAAGACTTTGAGCTGATATTCCCAAACCTTGTAATTCTTTAAATGCAGGACTAAAGGTTATGGTTTTACCACTTGCACTTGTTGTTGATGCGACATCATCTTCTGCTGTGGTTCGGTCAGGCATGTCTACTGTGGCAGAAAGCTCATAAATAGCAGGTGAAGCAGTTTGATTGGTAGTAGTTAGGACTGCTCTTAGTTTGATATACCTTGCTCTGTAATCACCTAAAATATATGTTCTATAATCTGTATAAGTAGAATTATCAGTTGAAGTTGATATTTGAAGTTCTACATTAATATCATTATGTTCGGTTGAAGCACCATCAAAATTACCTGTCTTAGAATCAAACAAACCATCAAATGAATCAAATAAACTAGCTGTATCAAACCTGTTATATTTACAAGTAAAGGTTACACGACTATTGTAAATACCACCTAAATCGAAAATTGGGAAGTCATAGTTGCCATCTAAATTGAACGAAGTTGCACCACCATCATCAAAGTTTCCTGTATTGTCATCAAAGTTACCAACACCACTATCGAATAATTCACCTTCTAATATTTCTAAAAAGTTTGTGCTATCCCTTGTAACAACTTCAACTTGGTCTTTCGTTCCATTGAAATTTGGATTCTCTGTTGCTGTAGCAACTACATTGAAATCTCTGCTAATGGCATTTTTTATAATTATAGTTTTTGCAGATGTTTCACTTTCAAGACCTAGTACATCTATAGCTTTAATCATGTAAGTTCCTGTCTGTGCAGGAAGTGTAATGCTGTTCGCAGGTTTGCCTATTTTTTTTGCAACGACAAGTCCTTCTTCAAATTTTTGGCTTGATGTGAGTGGTGTGTGCCTGATGATGTAATGAGACAAATCTAAGTCTGTCACAGGTGTCCAATTCAGATGAACAACATCTCCTACTACATTGCTTGAAAAATTTGTGACATCTGATGGTAGTGCTGATTTACCAATAACCTCATGAGTAGTAGTGGTGAATGAGCTATGAACATTAAAGGCATTAATTGACCTTGCACGAACATTATAGATTGCTCCATCTTGTGCATTGACTAGTTCAAATATGTTACCCTTGCTTCTACCAAGAGTTACAAAATCACTCCCTGCTTCGTTAGTGTTTTGTGCTTCTACTTCAAATTCATTTGTTGTTCCCTGACTACTAGAGCAAGTTACCTTCATGACTGTTATTGGTGTCTCAGCATATGCTCTAAGTTCATCTGATACAACCAAAGAAGGTGCTTGTACATCTTGTGCTGTTGGTAAAGTTGTGTTGTCTAATGCAAATGTAGATTCTTCTGCATCCCAATCATATACTGATGATGCTGTTTCTTTTAAAATAATATCTATTCCTAACTGCTCAGTATTCATAACCCATTCAGCTACTTCAAATACTTTATTACTAAACCCAAATCTTTCATTAGTTATATTTACAGTATCTCCTACTTGTAGCTTAAATGCTTTCATATTTAAAGTAGTAGTCAGTACCATTTGTTGTCTGTTTTTGAACAATGATACTTTTGCAATCCTTTGAGCTGTTGCACTAGATGAAGTAAATGGTAAATCTACATCAGATATAATTGTCTCACCATCTTGTGTAACAAATGTTGAGCTTGTCACAGCAGGATAATCTGTTGGTTGGAAATTTGTTTCTGAACCTGTAAATATACCTTTTACAGTATTGTGCAATGATTTTCTTGATTGTTTTGAGTTTATATTTATACCTGATATGAAATCATCTTCATCAAAAGATGCTACAGGTGCTACATACTGACCACCTTTTATAATAAATTTACCATTAGAGTAAGATAAGACACCCAAACATGAAGTAAGTAAATCCTCTAATATTTGCATTGGTGCAATATCGTTATAAACAATACCATTGCATGTATATTTTTTTTCAGTAGACCCACCTGATAGAGTTACATTTTCATCACACAAGTTAGCCATTGTTGTAAATGATGTTGTGTCAATATTGCTTGTACTTATACCAAGTCCTAACCTTGTGTCAGTTAGATAATCAAATATACATAGAGCAGGGTTGCTAGAAAATGCTGTTGATGAATCTCTGAAATCAGTAAGTTTTTTACCTTTTATTTCAGCACTAACATTTGGAATACCATTTGGAAAGGCATCTGCATCATAGTCTAATGTTAAATAAAGATAAGCAATTCCTCTTAATCTATGGTCACTAGTCCATTTAGATACACTTGAAACTAAATCCTCATCTGCTACTTGGTCATCACTACCTAAATGTTGTTTTATTCTTACCTTATAGGACTGACCTGTAATGACATTCGATGTACCACCATATTTGGTAGGTGCTGTAACTTTGTATCTTGCTATACCATTAGAATCATTACCTGTACTTGATATTGTGAGTTCTTCATCATTAAAATATATTTTTTCATAAGATTGTATTTCGTGTGATGCAATCTGAACTATTAAGTGCAGAGTTTTGTTATTATCGGTTGTGTCCATAAACAAGATAGCACCTGACTTTTTAGTAGAGCCATAAACTGTGTCTCTTGATGTGATAGGTTGTCTTATCATCAAACTTCTATTGCTAGTTTGTGATGAATAAGATTGTTGTTGTAGAGATGAATTTCTAGACCTAGTTGATGGTGCTAAAGCACTAGCAACAGCACTTGCTCCTATAGTCAAAGCAACCCTTGCTGATATGTTAGCAAGACTTCCTACTGCACCAAATTGAGCTCCGAAAGCAGGAGCATAATAAGCTACTGCAACTGTAGCGACTACTCTTACGATATCTCCTACTGAACCACCCATTATCTATAACACTCCTTTGTTACTGATGATGATACTCTGTATTTATTCCAATTATCATCTATTCTTAAATAATTAACTTTTTTACCTACACCTAGTAATTTAGAAAAATATCGGTTAGTCCATTTGACCATATTCCTAGAATCATTCAATGATAGCAAATCTACCAACCAAACTCTATTTCCACAATTCCAATTATTAACTTCTCCTGAAATCTTGAAATGTTCTTCGTTTTCTTTATTTAGGAAACACCAACAAAGAAACGCTGATGGTTTATCGTTTTTGTAAAATATTTTGTATTGGTTTAAATTGAATGGTTGTAATAGATAATTAAATAATTCTTCTTGTGTGTGTTGTTTATACTTATTAAATGATTTGTAAATGCTTATAACATTACTTATATCGTTAAATCTTTCTTCTAATGGATTCATATTGCATCAATTAGAGCCACCACCCCACACTATGTTTTTGTCTTGCAGGTCATCTATAAATTCTAATCCTTTATCACCTACGAATAGATTCTTTTGGTCTTGGTCTGTATATCTTCTATCTACTGCTTTTTCAAGGGTTATTAATTTGTTTTCTACTGTAATGGTAAATTCTGCTGTTTGACCATCTTCTCTTATTGTCATGGTATCTAAGAACCCTTCAAAAACTTGGTATGGTGTATCAACTACTACAGTTTCATTATCTGTCGTTGTAAGAACTCCAAAATAGACTTTGACTACAGTACCTTGAACATCTTCTGTAAGTGCTGATGATATGATACTAGATTCCATACCTGATAAGGTTATATTTAATCCTGTTGCTCTTATATCTGCTGTTTCATTGACTTGTGACATTTTTAAAAGATTGCCACTACCAAAATAAAAATTATCATCAATAGTTATAGTGCTGTAACCTGTCCATAATCTAAGTGGTGTTGTAAATTCTACTGATACAGCAAAGAATGGCTCTAGCTGTGAACTATCTAACTGATTCTGAAAGTCTGTTCCAAGAGTACGAGCCATGTTTTACTACTTCTTGACTGCTTTCTTTTTCTTTGGTTTTGCTTCTGTTTTCTTTTTTGTAACTTTCTTTTCTTCAGGTTCTACAGTTTTGATTTCCATAGCCTGTCCTTCAGCTACAAATACTTTAGCTAAGTCTTGTTGCCACTTAGCACTACATTCAACCTGTTCATCTTTTTTATAAATCTTTGTAGCATTACCACTTTCGTTTGCAGTACCACATGAATCCATCAACATTTTAATCTTCATCTATTTACCTCTAATTCATACATTTTTTCTACTACTTCTTCCCATGAAATAGGCTCTGTTTCCCATTGGATTCCACCATATAAGAAATCAATACGATTCTCCAACCCACCTTTTATGCTAAATTTAGCCTTTGGGTCAATCTTGTAGATAGCTTTAATTATAGCTAACTCTTTATCAGTATATGCTGTACTCACAGTCATAGTATACCTCAATCGGTGGGTAGACCGAATGATAAATCTACCCACCTAGTCTATTTATAGACTAATTAAGCATCCTCAGAATCCTGTGGATTGCCTTTTATTATTTCTATTGACATTGGAGTACCATTTGAATGTGTACCTGTAGCATCAATTTTACATCTGATGTATCGTTTTCCACCAATATAACCAATTTGTTTGATTTGAGGTGTTTCACCATTTGCATCTAATGTTAAAAAGATACCACTACTATCAACAGAAGTTTCAGTTACAGATGTTGAACTTGTTACAGCAGTATAAGTAGAGTTGTCATCTGATTCTTCAAGGATAAAGTCAAACTTGACTGAGCCTGATAAAGTATCACCCTCTATGCCTGTATTAACAATAACCATTGCAGATTCAAACCCTTGTAGGTCTACTCCTGTACCATTAGCATCAGCAGTCACAACAGCAGGAACAGTTCCCACTACAGCAACTACGTTATTAGATAAATCTCTCATAGTTGTCTCCTGTTATGCACTAATGTTTTGTAGTCTAATTGCTTCGGCAAGAACTACTGTTCCACCGACCCTTCTACGAGCAACATATCTGATGTTACCTGATGTAGCTTGTGAGTATGGGTCTCTCATTACTGAAAGATTTACTCTGTCCACGATTGTGTATGCTTTAGAGAAGTCTCCGAAAGCAATCGGTTTAGCACTACCACCTATGTCAGGCATATCTGTAGCTAATGTATATGGATGACCTGCTATTGTAGAAGGTGCACCATTTACAAGGTTTAAACCAACGTGGAATATTTTTTGACCTTCACCATCTTCTAATTGTAGAAGTTTAGCAAAAGTTGTTCTGTTCATTACGAAACGAGCATTGCCAAGATAGTCAGATTTGATAGCATATACCAAGTCTAAGATACCATTAGCTGTAAGTGCTGAACCACTACCTGAATTGGTAGAAGAAACACCTGCTGTTGAATCAGTAAATCCTAAAGGTTTACCAACACCATTTCCTGAAACAAAAGAAGTACCTTCAAGTTTTGCAAATTGTTCTGCAAATTCAGTACCCATTTCGGATTCTAAATTGAAAGCAGAATCTTCAAGCATAGCTTGTGAGATATCAACTAGACCATACATTTCATGAGCATCGATTGACATCATACCTGTGGTATAGCCTGTGGTCTCTGAACGAGTAGATGTCTCAGCAACAAATGATGCTGAAAACTGACCTGTTCTTTTTGGAATCTCAATTCCTCTTTTATCTGTTTGTCTTACTCTCGCAATAGAACGAATTGGAGAAATTTCTGTTACAGATTTAATAAGGTCTGCAACGTACTCAGTAGGAGCATAGAAACCACCTAATGTATCATCTGATTCATAAAGTGCTTTTCTTTCCATTTCATCCACTTCACCTTTTCTTAACCATTCACCGAATGCTTTTGTTTGGATATCTACATCTTTAGATGCAGAAGCATTTGGTCTAGCTAAGACTGTTTCGAGACTTTCGATTTTCGCTGTCGCTTCTTCAAGATTTTTTTGTTGAATCTCATGTGCTTGTTTGACTTCTGCTAGTTCAGCAATGTCATCTGACATTTTATCAACTTTATCTTGTAGTAGTGGGTCAGCATGTCCTTTTTTTTCAATTTCATCTAAACGAGTTTTGTTTTCTGATTTGAAATCTTCAAATTTAGAACCTAACTCATCTAAGACTGTTTTGACTTCTTCTGACATAATTGTCCTCTTAGTTAAAGTTTATTGATTAACTGCTTAATATTCTCAACCACTTCAAGTGAATCTTCACTTTGATATGATTTATAAAGTATGTTTGCAGTTTGCTTCGCTACAGTCGTAGACATCACACCAACATCTCGCAAGTATGCTTCTATCTCTCTAGCATCCATTTCTGCTAATTTAACTTTCGTTACTTTTGCTTTTGGATTCATTGGGAATGTAACCATTGAGACTTCCATTAGGTCTACTTCTTTGATTACTCTACGTTTGTTTTTATCATCGTACTTATAACCATCAGGTTGAAGTTTATAGCCGATTGACATGGAATCTAATGCTCCCATTTTCATTAATTCAAATACTTCTCTACCTTTTTGAGTACCCATAGCTAAACGACCTCTAATTTTTAGTCCTCGTTTATCTTCTTCTAAGGAATCTATCACACCGATAGGTTCATCGGTTTTGTGTTGGTAAAGTAATTTAACACTACTTGCTTTTCTTCCTGCTATGGATTTAGTGAATGCACCTTGTCTGATTACATCGTTGCCTAAGTCTTTATTGTTGAATACTGAAGCATAGCCTTCAAACGAGCCATCATCTTCTGTTTCCATTTCCTTGTATTCACATTCTAAATCAAGAATGTTTTGTTCAACTTCCATGTTGTCCTCTTGGTCAATAGCCATAACTCGAAATCCCTGTCAAGTGTATTGTGGTTATTGTAACAACAAACTACTTATAATAACAATAAAAAAAGATTAGATAGATTTAGATTTGATTGTGAAAGGATTTTTATAATTGTATTTCTTGGCTAGTAAATCATGAGCATATAAAGATGCCTGAGCATTGGTCAAACCTTTATTTATGCCTTCTGTGTAGAAGTTCTCGTAATCTTGACCTTTTTGTTGTCCTTCTTCTTTTTTACTCAACAATGTCTCCTTCATCATAGTATATTACAAAACATCTACAATTTATAACATTTGTAGCTCCACCTTGTGGGTCTCCTGCATATTGCAGTTCTTTTTCTGCTACACCACCACCTGCTGTTGGTGTAAGTATTTTAAATGGTTTATCAATCTCTACTCTTTGACCATCAGTATTTTTATGCCATGACCTTGCTCTTTCATCCATTGCTGACACCCATTCTTTGAGTGGTCTTGTCAGTCCTAATCTTTTTGCAATTTCTTGATTACCATAGTTCATTGCTTGATGTGATTCTGTCCTTGCTATCAGAGTAGCCCTAGTTGGAGCAAATGCAGTAGATTTTCTAATGTTTTTTGCAATTTGGTCTGTGGATAGCCCTGTCTCTAAACCTAGTGAAATATCAGCTTGTATCTTCTTACGAGTGGTCTCTGTAATATTTCTTACATTCTGTGCTGTTGCTGTACCAACATATCTGACTATGATTGGGTCGATTTCATTATCTTCTTGTTTAGTTAATCTTAATCTATGTTGCCTGTTACCGACAGAAATAATGGTGTCTCTTGCATTTCTATTTAAGATGTTGAGTGTATCGTTGTAAAAGTCATCGTAGTATTCCTGTGGTATTTCACCTATATCATTGTATAAATTTTCTGCTAACTCAGAGTAATCTTTAAACAACTGCCTTATTCTTCTCCTTAGAGCATTACTCATAGATATAAACATCCTGAGCTGTTCTCTGTATTCTTTTCTTTTATTGATTCTTACTTTTGACATCTAACAATATCTCAACTTCTTTTAATAAATCTTCTTGTGTACCAAAGGTTTCTTTGAACCATTTTGGATTTAAGTGATGTGATTCTTTGCTTGTCCTGTGATGATGTGGGCATAATGGTATCACTCTGAAATGGTTTCTTTTTTCTCCAAACTTTCTAACATGATGTATCTCGGCAGGTGTATCATAATATCCAAGTTTAATACAAGCGATACAACCTAATTCTTGTACTTTCTCCAAATACTCCCTTTCAGTTTTCTTCATCTTCTACATCAATCATCCACATCTCCTCTACACAAGATTTTAGTATAACAGAAATGCCACCTAGACCTGATTCTTTTGTAATTGCATTGGCAACTTTATAAGACCTTTTATCTTCTTTGATTAACCAACCCACAGTACGACACAACTCAGGCTCACAAGAATCTACATTCTCAACCCATCTTGCATCTGCTGTGTGGTCTAGCCAATCTACCATGACTAGAGGATATTCTTTCATACTGTATATTTTTTACCTCTAAAGAAAGCTGAACGATGCAGATTACTTACCTGCACAAGTTCAGGATGAACTGTTTTTTCTTTAGGGTCAATCGTTATTACAGCGAATCCATTGTTCCAATCATTAGCTACATTATCTTCTAAATATGGATGGTAAGATTCTGATAGATGTCCTGTCTGTATTGACATTGAGCTTGTTGAATATGTATTAAAAGTTCTGTAGTTAAGCTGATGTGTATGTCCTGTTACAATGTGGATACCTGCTCTCATTGAGTTTTGATATGCAGTATGTATCCCACCTCTCATTCTGTGTTTGACCATAACAGTATCATCGATTAAGTGAGACATAGCCCATTCCCAATCAGGAAATAAATTTGATATCTTAAATGCTTCTAAGTCTTCAAATGCTCTGCCCCAAGACATAGCTACTTTAGATAATCTTGTTTCATGATTACCAAAGGTCGCTAGTTGCTTGATAGGA